CTTATTAAAATTTCTTTCTTTTCTTCTTTTGTGTTTTCGCTTGCAATCGAAGAAAAAGAAAAATCATTTAAAACATAGACTTGTTTATAAAAGTCTATAAAGCCCTCAATTAATTTTTTATCCGCATTTGTTGCAATCGTAGAAAGAAAATTAAAAGTAACATTTCTGAACTTTTTTCGCAAAGATTTGATTTGCTTTTCGTTTGCTCCAACAAACAATTCCTTTTTATAAATCTCTGTTTTTGTTCCTAAAGCTGTTTTAAAAAGTCCTTGATTTTTTTCTTTTACAGACTTTAAAACGTCTAAAGCAATTAAACTATTTGCTTTGCTGTTTGCTACTGCTTTTTCTACATTCACTTTGTTTACTTTTGTTGTTAACATAATAAAATACATTTAGTTTTTATGTTTATTTTATTATTTCCTTTTCTCCATAAAACTAAATGACTTATAAGAAAAAGAGAAAAGGAATTTGTTTTATTTCTGTATTGCAAATATAAGAACTATTTTTTAATCTACAAAATTTTTAGAGAAATATTTTCTTAAAAAGTTTTAATTAAAAATTCATTTAAATATCGCTTTATCTTTTCGACATTGCAAAGATACGGACTTTATTTTAATCTACAAACATTTTCAAGAAAAATTTTTGAGAAAATGAATATTTTTATTTTCAAAATTATTTTAGTGAAAAATTCATAAAATAGAAAATATTGTGCACTTAATTTTTGCACTTAATTTTGGGGGTTCACAAGGGGAATCTTCGCACGCCTTGTAGTTGGCATATATGATATGTATATGGATATTCATATATGGCCTATGCCTGTCCTCTAAGAAGTGTATTATATACCTGTATATTGATAGGGCCATTAATGGACTAAGGTGATAAAGAATTAAGGCCAATTAGCTATATCCATATTATTGCCCTCTATAAACTTATTAGGTCCTAATTCAATAAGGCCATATAGGGACTATGGTAAGCCTATAGAGATTAGGATAGCCTATAAGGGCTAACTAAGTTAGCGTAAGTAAAAACCCAGAACCTAAGTTAGGCCTGGGTTAAGGTATTAATCGAAGTATGCCTTGAATGTAATATCGTCAGCATTAAAGGTAATATCTGGTTCAAGATCCTCTGGGTCTGGTTGCTCAAGTTCGAATTCGATTAGGCAATCGTCTGTATTGATATAGATGGTGATTTCCTTGTGTTGGGAGGTAATTAATTTAGGTAAGACCCGTTCGAAATGTTTTTGTGAACCCCAGATATAAATATGCCATGGGTAATCAGGGGTGTAAGCAATAAGATTTGTGATTACTGTGTTAGAGATACGATTTGTACTCCAGTTGTTTTTTGTTGTTGCCATAATGAGATGTATTTATAGGGGTACCTTGTTATGGGTACCCCTTAAGTTAATTTAGCAAGTGAAAGGTACTGTTACTGTGTAAAGGTTTTCGAATTCGTTTACCTTGGGTGCTTGACCGAAGCATGCCTCAGGGTCATAGTCTAATGTATCCCGTAAGCATTCAAGGCAAGTAATACCCGCAGTGTCATCGTCATCGAAATGTTCTGGTTCATTGATTGTGAATGTTAATATGTGTACTCCAGCATCCTGGTTATCAATTGTTTGGATTGATACTAGAGTTAAGTAATCGGGAATAATTGTGTACTCCTGTAGTTCCTGTAGGTAAGGCTTAATGAAGTCTAGCATGCCTGATGGGTAAGAAGGGTAGGCATCGGGTGCAGCAATTAATGAAAGATTAATACTCTTTGCAAAATTAAATTCAGTGTTTAAAATACTTGTTTTCATAAGTCTATTATTTAAAAATGTTATTATTACAATGCAAATATAAGAACAATATTTTAATTATGCAATAACCCTAATTGCCTTCGTAGGTTATTGAGGGCCTTGAATTATATTTGCCTAAATCTCCGAGGCCATGAATGGAGATTGCCTTAATCCTAATTTGCCTAATCCCCCTCCCCTACCCATTACTTATATTATATAATACTAATAAGGGTACTGAGGCTCTCGGTAATCAAGGTACCCCTAAATCACAAAATTGTCCTAGAGCTTTACAAATAATGCTAATATAAATACTAAGCAAATTACTTACATACTTACTAAGAATATTACCTAAATATGCCCCTTGAAGGCCTTAAATCCTATAAACCATTTAGCCATAAAACCTAATATTTTAATTGCCCAATCACAAATCCGATTACCTTTCCCCAACCAATATATTATATAATAGCTATATAAAATGGCTGCTTAGGCAATCGGATTTAGGGGCCCCTAATGGTCGGATTTTAGGTACCTTTTAGGCCTTTTTATGATTGCCTTTAAAGTGTAGGGTAGTAGAGCTAGAGAGCTATATAGTATAGTGGCTATAGTGTAGTTGTAT